GCCCTCTATTTTGCCGAAAAGGATTTGGTCTTCTTGGCTATATTCCACATTCGTAAAATACCCTTTGTACTGAATAACATTGCTCATTTAATATCACCATTCCTTTCCATAGCAGCAATTATGCTTCTAATCGCAGCTTTTCTAACATACGCATCGGATCCATGAGGTTTGTGAAGAAATATTGTCGTTTTTTCTACATCATCCCTCTTTATAAATCCTACTCGAGAACCAGATGTTTTCCCTTTATTATTCTCACTATAACCGTAATGTTTCATGATTTTTCTTAATTCCTCATAGGTAAAATCACTTGGAACTAACAAAAACCGTTCCCAGAGCTTTTCAAACTGGCTCAATCTTTCCCACCTCTTTGCAACTAATTTGCAGTTGCATTCTATCATAAGAGTATGTGAAATTCAATAAAAACATGAATTTTTTTATCTTTTTGTCATATTTTTGTTTAAAAAACAAAAGAAGCCCACCGATTACTCGGTGGGCTTTCTGCTTTACTTGATGAATTTACGGTCAATATCCTTTTCCCATACACACAGCCAGCCGGAGGGGCAGCGCGCCCACAGGTTGCCGGTGGAGAGCAGCTTTGTCTCCAGCACGGTGATGGTGGTGCCTGCCCGGAACATAGCGTCTGCTTTCGACTTGCTGCTGGTTGCGTGTCGCCGGCCGTCCGTGGTCAGATCCTTGACCTTCTTGCGTCCGGCAGCAGCACCTGCGCCCTTGTAAATTCCCCGCACTGCGGTGGTGATGTATGTACCCGGCTTAACCGTCGGTGCCTTGGGCGCCGCCTTTTTGTAGTTGACATCGCTTTCCGCATACACCGCCTTGCCGCCTTTGGCGTTGGTGAACAGCCAAATGCCGCTCAAATCAGAGGCAAGCGCCGCAGGCTGCACATACACCTCCCGGCCATTCTTGACCTTTGTGTACTTCCGGCGGTTGGTCGTCAAGGTAAACTTACCGTCGTACCAGTAGGGATCCAGCACGATCAGGTTACCGCTCTTGTCCAGTCCGCCCACATACACATAGTGGCCGCCGTTGGAGAACAGCTGTTTGCCGCCACCACTGACGCACACTATAGCTTTGCCACCGGCTTTCAGGTGGTTCTTCAGGTCAGCAACGGTCTTTGCCCGCTTGCTTACGATGGAGTAATGCTTCTCCAGGTACACTGCCACCGTGTCCATATCGGTGCCATCTGCGGACCGTGCGCCCATCAGTAGGCACTTCTGTGTCCAGGCTGCCGTATCCAAGCCGGTAAAGCCGAAGTTATGGAGCACCATAAGGCTTGCGCATACCCCGCAGCCGCTGGTGTAAATGCAGCCGGAGGTTCCATACTTGTACGGATGGGGCTTACTTGGATAGCGAATGCTTTTACATTTTTCGGTTGTCTGCCGGCAGTAATACAGCTTACTCATGGTGTACAGCCTCGCTCTCTGCTGTCTCCGTCCGTTCCAGCGCCAGCGTCTCATCTGCTTTCAAAGCAGCTTTTGTAAAGCTGTTGTTCTTCCACCATGCGGCCAGGGAAGCCACCACGGCTACCACTGTTGACACAGTGGTGTAGACTTCATCATCGCTGAACGGAAGCGGGTTCTTGCCAAAGGCATTCAAGAGTACATTCAGCAGCGATACCGCCAGCACAGCGGTTCTCGCAATGGTTCCTGCGTTTACTTTCATAGTTAATCCTCCTTTTGTGGCTCCTCCGGGAGCGCAATAATCTCATTATAAAATCTGGTCATCATACCATTGCCGCCCAGGGCGTGGTATGCGTCATACACCTTGACCATGGCTTCCTTGGCGTACAGGGGGCAGTAGCCCCGCTCTGTGTGCTTGTCGTGCTGCCGTATGATCTCGGCGCGCAAAATGGACTGCAAGCCGTTTTCGATGGCTATGTACCGGGCTGTGGTGACTTCGTCAATTGCTTTTTTGCTCTTTTTTCTTGCAATCAATGAAGCAATCACAGCGGACACGGCGCTGCCCACCACCGTTGACACGGCAGCGGTCAGGGCGGCCGTGACGAATGCGCTATACATCGGTCTCACCCCCTTGCAGGGCGTTGATCTCTGCCCGGTATGCTGCCCGCTGCTTGCGGATCGGCGCATATTCATCCTCAGACAAAGCGCCGTCCGTGTACTTCAGACAGAGGTAATCCGTCTCCGCCAACTCGGACTTTAAAAACGCAATGCGGCTTTCTGTTTCAATGCTCATTTTGCCACCCCCAGTATTTCAACTTGTGTGCCGCTGCCAATCGTCTTGCCGTTCGTTGGAAACGACAGGGCTTTGATCGCACCATGGTTTTCCACATCTCTCATAATGTTGAAGGTGATCCCGCTTGCGTTCCATATTGCGTTCCCTGCCAGGACATTGGTCGCGTTGAAGTTACTGGATATGTTCGTCTTATTCGTTTGCACGCGCACCATGTTGCCGGTGATATCAACTTCCGCCACCGCAAGAGAGCCTTTCGCCGCGTCCGTCTCATACCGGAACACATTCGGCAGGAAGCACTTGGAGGTGTAGGAATTCAGATACACAGTGGTATCACCGGCCGCTGAATTAGAAGCACTGCCCGCCACCGCCATGCGCAGTCTGATCTTGCGGCAGGGATTGGCAAGGTCCCACTGCTGGTTGGCCGTGGTGTCTTCATCGAATGTTTTTGTGAACACGATCTCCCAGGTTTCAACACCAGATGCGCCGGGTTCACCGGGATCCCCCTTATCTCCCTTGTCGCCTTTGGCACCATCATTACCGTTCACGCCGTCTTTGCCTGCGGCACCTGTATCGCCCTTGGGGCCTACGACCTCACCCAGAAGTACAGTCGTACCGTCTGTGTAAGTGATCTGTAGCTCTCCGGCTTCTGTGATTTGTGCATCGGTGATACCAATGCCATCCGCACCGGCAGGTCCTTGTGCACCGGTGTCGCCCTTTACGCCCTTTGCACCACGCGGTCCCTTAACATTACCCAAGTTATCCTCTTCGCCGTCAGAATACTCCAGTTGCAGCTCTCCATTGTCATTCACCCACGCGGTATTGATACCGCGACCGTCCGTACCATCTTTACCGGGCGCACCATCTGCGCCTGGCGCTCCGTCTTTGCCGTCCGTGCCAGGAACACCCTGTGGGCCCACTGCACCATCTTTTCCCGGTTCGCCCTGCGGTCCTCGCTCTCCATCTTTACCAGAAGCGCCCTGGGGACCCGTGTCACCCTTTGGGCCTTTAATGTTCACCGGTTCCGGGTTGTCCTTCCCGCCGTCATTGGTCCAGCTGATCTCGCCCGCTACGGACACGCTGGGCGTATAAGTGGTGCCATTCACACCCTTACCAATATCCTTGAGCAGTGCCTGCACCTTGGCGTAATAAGACTCCAACTCCGTTGGATCCGGTGCGTCCGTCTCCACAGCTGCCGGGTCATAAGAACCAGGGCGCACATAAAACACGCACGGCTCCGGGCTTATACGCTGCACCAACTGCTCGCCATCCACGGCATAGCCGTAAACGCCCAGGCGGCACATTCCCTCTTGCAGCGGCGGGGCGAAACACTGTCCATCCACCACAGTGGCAAACTGGCCATTCATGCACACCCGCACGACCAGATCGGCGTATGCCGGATCCAGCTCTACCACACAGCGGATCTGATTGACATTCTCAGCTGTCACCGGGTCTTTGTTTTGTAAGATCACCGCCTGCTGGGTGACCTTAATATTTAATGTCTGCATAAAATCCTCCTTTTTGACATAAAAAAACAGCGTGCCTAAGCCGCCGTTTGCAGTTGACTGCAATTTGTATTTTACATGGGAATCACCTCCTGTTTTCTTGCAATCTGCGGGGAAGTGTGGTATGGTGGGGAGTGAAAGGAGAGATGAAGATGAAGTCTAAGGCCAAGGTGCGGA